AAAAATCAAACAAATAATATTAGAAGATGGCAAAATTTAAAACACCAAGTTACTCTTCACCCAAAGCAGGAAGCAGAAGAGGATGCCTTTGTGAAGATGGTAAATACTCCAAGAAATGTTGCATTTTCAATTCTGTTTCTATCTAAGCTCTGAGCAGATGTAACATCTCCAGACACTACATAAGCCTTCATTGGTTGTTGTTGTAACTGTGCTAACTGATTCAATCCTGAGTTACCTACAACGTTGAAAGATGGTGACATGATAGAACCTGCTCCTGCTCCAGATGTTCCACCACCGCCTCCTGTACTTGGTGTTGCTCCGCCTTCAAACTTAGTATCAGATATTTTCTTGACGTTGACTAAACCTGCTGTGATTGCTGCACCCATTGCAATAAAGTTAAACGGAGGAGGAGCAGATGCCAATGCTGCATTCGCTGCTTTGTAAGTGTCAACTATTGCAGTCGCTATGTTTACTGCCTTTTGAATCTTGAATGCTTTTTCCTGTTCCTTTTTAGATTTACCAGCAAACAAAGTTGTGATGTCTGAAATCATTTGAAGAGAATCCTTAACTGATGCAACAGTATAGTCATGTTTCTTTTTAGCATTCTCTTTTTCCTTATCGTCCTGCTTTTTTTGAATAGCCGCAACTTCATCTGCTTTGGCTTGTTCAATGATTGCTAATTGTTCTGCATTTCCTTCTGCTAATGTTTCAAGTGTAAAGTATTTTTGACGAACCAATTCAAGCTCATACTCTTCTTGAGTCATTCCTTTCTTTATGCTATTCTGAAAGTTTAGTTCATCCAGTTCATCTATCTTTGCTTGAAATTCTGCTTGTGCTGCAAGTTTAAGTTTTAATGCTTCAGCTTCTGCAACCTTCATTTTTTCTAATGCAAGAAGGCGATATTTTTCTTCAATTACTGCAATCTCTTCCTGATGTGCAATGATGAGTTCTTTATCACTTTGGTTTGCTGCATCTGCCTTCGCATAAAGCTCTTCATATTTATTGTCTATTGCTTGAAGTTCTTTCTCTTTTGCATCCGTTATTTTTTCTTGACGTTGCTTTTCTTTAGAGTCGTAAAACTCTTCTAATTTTTTATTGTATTCTTCAATTATCCTTTTTTTCTCCTCCTCTTTATCTTCTGTACTTTTCTTGCTATCAGTAGCAGATTTTTGGTCTATCTGTTTTACCTGTAATTGGAATCCAGCTAAATCATTTTTCATTACAGTCAAGGCATTTTTACTTTCTTGAATGTCTTTCTGTGATTGTGCTTTAGTTTCTTCAGGGTCAAATAACCATTTAGTTGCACTTTCAGAACCCCACTTAACTAATTTATTGATTTCATCATTTAGATTTATCGCAGTAATTTTTCCAAATCCTAAGGTCTCAGAAACTTTGTTAGCCACTTTTAAAACCATGTCAATTGGAGCAGCTAAAAGACGTAATCCAACTGCACCAAATTCCATTGCTCCCCTAATTACACCCTTTGTAATATCAGCATTTCGTTTTGCTGCTTTGTATTCAAGTGAGGCAGTAAGTTCTTTTGATTTTATTTCTGCTTCCGATGTGGCGATCACAGATTTGTATTGTCCTATTTTTAAATTAAGGATTTCTTTCTCAGATTTACCCTGTAATTTTAGAACGTTATCTTGGTTGTTTAAAGTAGTGAGTTTGCCTCTTTCTATTTCAGCATTCTTACTAATTTGTGCGTTAAGTTTTCTTTGTTCTGAACTTACTCCACTTACTGCTTTTTTAATGTCATCCCAATATACAACAACAGTACCTAAAGCAATCACCAATAATCCAATACCAGAACTACCTATGGCTTGTTTGATTCCTTTAAATGCATCAACTGCTACTGATTTAACATTTTTAAACGCATCTCCTAATCCACCTAAGGCTTCCAATCCTTGAGTGATTGCCATAGCAGATTGAACTTTCAAAAGTTGTTTCTGAAGGTTTTCTGATTCTATACCAACCAACCCAAGCACTCCCTCCATTGCAGTAAATGCTCCTGATGCTGCATTAATTGATTGACCTAATGCTGCAAACTTTGCTTCAGGATTAAATGAGTCTGTTAAGTTCTTTGCATCTCCAATTCTGTCTTTTAATTCTGCTGCTCTTTTTGCTGCATTTCTTGCCTGTTCAGATGTTTCACCAAACTTAGCTGCCATTGACGCAACTTCCGCCTGTGCTTCTCTTAATTGGCTGCGTAAACTCCCTAAGTTACTCTGTACGTCTAATTCAATTGTCTTTTTTTCAGCCATTATTTCGTTTTTTTAGTGCTAATTTTCTTCTTTCTTGACGTGTTATTTTTCTAAAGGATGAAGTGTACGCATATTTTCCTTTTGCGATATCTATGTTCTCTGAAACTCCGTAGAAATTATCTACTGAAAGCATGGCGATTATGTTCTTTATCATTTCTGTATAATATTAATTGTTGTTAATTCCGTTATTCCTGTGTCTAATGTGTATTCAATATCAATTGGGTATACTGTTCCTGCAACATTTGGTGGAACTGTTACCGTTACTAACTGAGATGAATCAATAATACTTGGAGTAATTGTAACATCTGCAATCGTTGTACTGATATTTGCAGTAGTTGCTCCGTTTACAAAGTTTACAGATAGTTCAACATTGCCTCCATCAACTGAAACGTTTGGATTTTGAGTTAAGTTTACCATTGGTCTGAAGTCCAGAATCAATTCAAAGTTTACTTCACCTGTTGTTAGGTTTGATTGCATGGAGTTAATGATGTATCTTTTATCTCTAATGATCAATCTATCATTCAACTGCAACCCTGTGAGTAAGCTGATAGGCAACATCGTTTTTACTTTGACAATTCTTTGTTTCAGATTGTAAAGATTATACAAGTAACTGAAGTAATACGTTCCAAATAACGTTTGTTGCACAGGCTCATTTAACATCGTTGAAATGTCAGGTGCAAAGTTCAACGTGTAGTTTGTTAAGTTCGTGTATAAGTCCTGCCCAAATGGCGTGTAAGTATTAATAGTAGAAGTTGAAGTGCCATCATTGAAATGAAACTCCACATCCTTGTTATCATATTGATATAACAGAATTGGTTTAGGTATGTATGGAGCAAACTCGTTGTTTAGTGAATAACCTACTTGTAAATCTGTACCTGTGAATTTATTTTGCAATAGATTCTCAAATGGGACTTGTAATATAAATTCGTCTCCATCGTAATTGTACTGATATGATGTATCTCCATAGTTACGATTGAAGAGCTGAGTAAATTGTCTGTTTAGGAATGAATCAGAATCCTGATATTGCATTGAAATCTTCTTGTAAAGTTTCATCCTGTCAATATCAATTGAATCTACATCCGTGTATTCAGAGATATCAACTATTGCTCCTTGAGAATACCAATCATCCAAAGGTTCAACTTGGAAATTGTTTTCCGTTATTCCGTAACAAGTCATGTTGAATACTTTAAGAATACCTCCAAAGAACTCACTTACTTTCATTTGTGGTGCTAATGATGCTAAATCAATGTTAGGTGTCATTACGTTGTTTGCACAAGTTGCAGTACAAGTTGCTATTGAAACAAATCCAAGTATAGGAAGCACAGCTTCTATTTTGTATGTGACATCTACATTAACAGTAACTGCTGTATGTGTTTTTAATTTGAACTGATACGTTGAGTCTAATCCTGTTACATTTGGTATAACAATACTTGGTAAAGTTCCTGTTGTACTGAATCCTATACTTTGATACAAGTTTCCGTTTTGATAGATATCTAAGATTGCTCCTGTTGGTGATGTTATTGAGTTTACGTCAATAGTAATAGTATGTTGTCCATTGTATAAACCTATGATATCTTGAATGTGCAAAGTGTCGTTTGTTAAATCGAACGCATCACTTGCGTCATTTCCTGAAGTTGAAAGGCTTGTGAAGTCAACTAATTGTGGTTCTGAATAAAAGTTAAATTCATTCTTGTTTTTATACCACATGAATAACTTCGTGAATCTTTCTTCACTTAGGAAATTCCCTAAGAAGCTGATTCCGTATTTTGTTTCAATGGCATCAAATATTTTTTGAACTCTTAAAGCAGGAAACAATTCTTGGTAATGAATGTGTCCACTCGTGTGATTAATATCGTAAACAGAGTTAGTAGGGATTGTGTAGTAAGCAGGTGAAATACTTGTTGGAGCTTGACCTGAATAAGTCCATACACGTTTAGAAGAAATCAAAGGATATTTAACATCGTATGTATTCGAGTTATCTTCAATGCGATTCTTAACTTCCGTTCCTGTGTACTCGTGATTGTAAGGAGTGTAATCCAAATCAGAAAGTAAATCTTCACCAAAGTAGTCAAGCAAGGTTCTGCCTTCACCATAGAATGTTAGTGTGTAGCTTTCCGCTTTTCCATCCTTTAACTTACTGCCTTCAATCTGTATCTTCCCTCTTCTAAAAAAAGTTAAGTCAATTTCGATGAACGCATTTCTGCGGATGTTGTGATCAATAGTTGCATTGACATCTGTCTGATAAAAGTGCTGGAAGATTTCGTTGTTATGCGTTGAAGCAGGTACGGTAAAGCTCTGAGAAAAGTCTGTGTATGTTTTAGAAATGTCCGCAACATTCTGCTGAGTAGAGTTCACCTGAATCTGTTCATCATTAAACAGTTCGATTCTTTGACCTTCAATATATACTTGTACTTTTCTATTCATTACACTACTGAGTTAATGATGTCGTAAGCATATTCAAATTCCAATTGATAGTTAATCATGTGAGTGTTTATGCTCTTGAATAACTCAGTTGATTTCGTATTTATCTTGACAGGTGATTTGTCTAACATGATTCTTTCACTTGCCATTAGTTGTTTAATCGTTTCTGAGAACGTTTCATCCACCCAATCAGTATTCACCCTTATCTGTTGTTTAAGGTTCGTGTTGAACGTTTTTCTTTGTCCTTCCTGAATTGAATAGTTAGGATATGCTGACTGCATTAAATTGTACTCCGTGTTTTCCATTGATACGGATGTGCTTGACGCTTTGTAAAACCATTCTGTTTGCCATGCTCCGTACTTATTAACAAAGTCGCATCTAACAGGTGTGTACTTGCATTCTTCTTTTGGTCTGAAAGTAGCACTCCAAAGTGTTGAACCACTATTGATGATTTCTACTAAATTACCATCGTTCATATATGTGTTGTAAACTCTTGGGTAATCCTGTACGTTTGCACTACCTAATGAACTTGAAGTTGATGCACCTGTTGAAAGGTTCGTCCATTTAATGGAATCACCAACAATGTTTTCAATTGTGATATGTCCTGTGTTACCACTTCCATCTATGTAATAATTGTAATCACCTTGATCTAAGTGAACTCTACCTAAGTCGTAATTGTATCCATCATTGTAATAGGTGAATCCATCATAAGCCTTTCGTGTTTGAGTAGTTCCTACCTGAATAAATAATGTGCTTATTTTCTTGTAGAGTTTTAAACCCACCCAACACCATTGAGTGCTTGGAGTGTTAGCATTACTTGTTGTGATTGTTTGTAGCGTGTTATGATCAATGTATTCTCTGATGTATGGAGAAATGTCGTAATAGGTTGCAGGTGCATTTGAAGCAGGTATCTTCTTGCTTAATGTGTAAGCAGGTGAAGCAGGCATTGGAGTAGTGTTACCATTCCAAAGGAAGATTTCCAATTTAGTTTCAATTTGTCCTGTTTCGTTTATGGTAACGATGTATGGTGACCGTGCAAAAATTGCCATTTTATTTTTCTGTTAAGTAAATAGATTCGTTAAATAGTTTTACTGCATCTAATCCAAATGCTTCAATCAAAGTATCAGGTAGTTGCTTATAGGCTTTCTCAAATGGTTTAGTAAAGAACATACTTGGATAAATACCCTGATTAAAGATATGTCGTGATAAAGCAAACTGAAGGCTTTTTCTGCTTTTGAACTTTCCGTTTTTTCGTGGTGCTAATCCTTTACGAACTATCCATTTATCAAATGCTCGTGGAGGAGGGGGTGCGTTCTTATATCCAAAAGGAGTGTTGTACTTTTTCTTTTTACCAGAAACCCCTTTATCCTGATACATTCCATATTCTTCCATAGAGAACTCCATCTCAAAAGAATTTTCATTGGCTTTTACACGACCTTCGATAGAATCGTATAGCTTTCCACCGTCTTTACCTAATCTGCTCAGGTTATTCTTTGCCTGTTCGATCACATAGTCACGGAACTTTTCTAATTCAATTTGAAGCTCTGATTTTGTCATTCTCCCTTGAGTGCTTTAAGTTCGTTATACATAGCAAGTAACTCTGCTTCCTTTTGTGCAATAAGTTCTTCTTGTGTAGGTTCGTCTACTTCGATAAATTCAACTCGAACTAAACCATTCTCATCATATATTTCGTTTCTTATTTCTGCCATATTAAACCATTTGTAAAAATACTTGAGGACAAGTTGATGTCTGTGGAAACCCTGTTCCAAAATTCGAAGGCAATGAACCAAAAGTTGTTGATTGGTTTAAGTGACAATAGTTACTTGCTGCACTATTATAACCAAGTGATAACATATTACTTTGCACAGTTGCCAACAGACCAGGTGCTGAACTAACGTGAACACCAACCCAATAAATTTGACCTTTATTAAATTGCGTTGAAATGGATGCTGTTTTTAATCCTGTTGTGGAACAATCTAAACTTGTACTTTCAAACGCTTTTGTTCCTGGATAATCGCCACCATTTAATGTCGTGTTTACATAATAAACGATCCTTGCAAAAGAACCTGCAAAACCTGTTATAACATTTATTAACATTGCCTGAATTGCAATATCTTGAGTTGCAATAAAAGGATAAACATACAACCTATTTACAACACCTGTTACTGCTCCTAAAGAACCAACTACTCCAAAAGGCATTGTTGAAACGTATTGTGCTGTTTGTGGTTTGATTAATGCTTGAACTCCCATTGGTGTCAATAAGTCACCACTACCTAACAAAGAGAATCCATTAATGTATTTCAGGTTTGTACCTGCAACTAAAGTAGGTTGAACAGCAACGTTACCACTTCCAACTAATGAAGTAGAGTTGATTGTTTTAATATTGCTTCCACTTACTAATGTAGATTGCTTTGCATTTATAGCAGATTGCAAATCAGTTTGGCTTGAAAGAGTTCCTGTAATACCACCCCAAGTTGCAGATGCAGTAATTGACAAATTACCACTACCTAACAACGAAGTATTATTAATCGTCTTTATGTTCGTTCCTGATACAAGTAGATTTTGCTTGTTATCTAATACTGTTTGAGTTTGTGTTGAAATCGGTTTGTCTAAATCGGAAGTATTGTCAACTTGGTCTAATCCTACGTCTGATTTTGAAACTGATATTGCTGAACCTTCAGGAGCTTGACTAACAGAACCCCAAGATGAAGCAATCTTTTTATCTACTTCTACATATGTGCTATTCGTCCATGTGTACAATTTACCTGTATCATTAGCAACGTACAATATAGCACTATTTCCTGTTTGCGGAAATGATGCAAGGTTGTTATACTTGACGTGCTTGGATGGAAGATTTAGGTTAAAAGCCATTAGCAGATAGTCATGTCGTTAGGTACTGTTATATCAAAAGTCATTGTCCATCCTGCAAGATAGTTCTCAAATCTTTCAGTAAATGGTTCTAAGTTAGGTTGCCCTTCAATTACAAACAAATCATCCCACAAGTTACCGTGTAACATCTGCTGATAAGCACGATTTAAAACTGCGTGTTGAGTATTGAGAACATCTAACTCATTGTTGTTTTCTTGGAACACATCTGTTACCTCTACTTTGGAAATGTCAACAATATCCATTGCAAGAATAGATACGTTGAACGTTTGAGTGTTGGGAGTAAGTGTTGAACTATTCACCATAATGTGAGTTAATGGAAAGATAGTCTGCTTATTCAAGTCCACCTGAAAGATGTCACCTTGAGTAACCGTGTTCACTATTGGATCACTATCAAAGTGTCCTTTTAGTTTGTCTAAAATTGTGTAATATCCTGTCATCGTTTTATACTGCGTTCAATTTGTCTACGTTCGATTTCGTTTTTTTGCTTTTCGAATACGAGATAGGTAAGACATTTAGTAAGTCTGAGTTCGGTAACTTCGTCAAATCTTGTAACGTCTCCTTTAGCGAGTGCATAAATTGATTGATACCATCCCCATCGCTTGGCAAATTGAGTTGTTTCTGAAAAGTCGTTGATAGTTCCTTGTTCGTCTTCATCTCCTTCTCCAAATAATTCAGGGTAGCCTGCAATAACTCGTTTCCTAAACTCCAAAAAAAAATAGAACTTGCAATCACCACATCCAAAGGTGCGAACTTCATCAACTCCTGGAAGTCAACATTCGGTTCATATGGCATTATGTCGTACTTATCTTTATGTCTTTTCACGATTGGTCTGTACATCACTGACATCGCCTTGTGGTAACTATCCCAATTTGTAAGATGTGCTTCTAAATCCACATACTCCCCGAATGTTATTGCTTCAAGTTCAGGAATGAATCCGAACTCAATCTCTGTTTCGTTAGCTTTAATTTTAAATCGGTTTTGAAATGATGGCTTCTCTGAGAATAGTTTTGAAAAGTGAAGTATCAATTCATTCAAAGATGTCAGTTTCATTTTAACCACATCCTTTAGTGTAATGCCACAGAAAATTTCCACCATCTTTTGAGCAATGAATTCTTCATCATTGGAATCCTGCTGAACTTTCAGGAACTCCTGATAGTGCTTTAATGGAATCTCACTTAGGCTTGAAGGTACGTTGATTTCTAACTTCATAATTATAAAACGATTTATTTAGTGTTTTGTTGTATCTGCACAATGTCGTAAGCTGCACATAACATCTGAAAGTGCAACCTCATTTTCATTGGTTCATCAAAGATAATCTTTATTCGTTTTCCTGTACGTTGGTAAATGTAATCTTCCACTACTGCTTTGAGCATTGGTAAATCATCTGATGAAGTATTTTCCATAGTTACTTTTTAATCCTAATGATTCCATCTCGTGATATCTTAATGCATCAATAGCGTGATTGAAATGGTCAATAGGTACGTTTGTTTTGTCACCGTCTTTCTTTAGTGACCAGCAATAACTCCTCAGCTCTTTGATTAGGTTCGTACTTTGAGATGTAACCAAATATTCCTGCCTTTGCATGATGTCAATTCCAAATCGTATTGAGTCAGTTCCCTTTGTTACGCCTTTAATCACTTTGCCAAATCTTCGAATCTCTTCAATTGATTTCGGTTCTGAACTATCTGCATATATAGTAACGTGATTAGGTAGCACCTTTGCAATGTCAGAGTTCACCATTCCTGTACGGTAAACAATTTCGTTTACTATTCGTTGACCATTCCAGTTGTAGACTTCAATTGCTGATGTAGGATCATTCGTGTATCCAAAGTCAAGTCCTATTCCAAGTAACTTAGCTTCGGCAGGTATAGTGTCTATTGTTTTCCAATTGTTGAAGATAACTCCCTCAAGGCTTCCTATCTCTCCAAGTCCATATACCCTCCACCAATTAGCCCAATAAGAACTTGTCTCTGCTTTCTCACGGTTCTTTTCAATTTGGCTTACGATTGATTCGTCAAGTGCTTCGTTGTCTTTGTATGTTAAGATAATGAAATCTGAATCAGGTTCGTCTTTCAGTTCTGTGTGAACCCAAAACTCATTGGCAGGATTAAAGTCAAGAAATATCTCTTTCTTTGTACGGATGGAAAGCTCATTATAAGATTCAAAGCTCACGTTGTTGCACTCGTTGATGTAGAGAACATCACGCCTTGCTCCTCTTAGTTTAGATGAATCATCTGCTGAGAAGAACTCTATCACGCTTCCGTTTCCGAACTCGTATCTTAAAAGGGACTTATTGAATCTATCTTCAACATAACGTCCTGTCCACCTCATTACTTTGATAAAGTCTTTTAATGCACCCCTTCGCAAATGTGGAATGGATTCAGCTACAACGGAAACTTCTAATCCATCATATCGTGTACATCGGTCAATCAATACAGGTAGAATACCAAAGGTCTTTCCTGCTGATGTTCCCCCTTGAATTATCTTAATCCGTTTTTTTAACGCTAAGATTTTATTTATCGCTGTAGTTCTCTTGAACATGCAATTTTTGTGTTAGATATATATATCCACTTTTCAAACCTAAATAACCCACAGGAATAAAGTTTACATCATACCCTTTGTAATTGTTAATGCCACAATTAAAGTTACTCGCTGCATAAAAATGCCAGCCTTTGTTATTAGGTTTGAATGCACTTGCTTTAATCATAGCAGTCAAAATCTTTTTAAAATCTCTTTTGGATGTACACTTAATTTTCATCCTTTACATCTGGAAACAATGGTTGTTCTGTTATGATTGTGCTTTCTACTTTCTCAGTTAATCCGTTTAAACGCTGTGTGATGGATGCGTTGTATTGTCCAACCATACCTCCTTCTATTTGGTCTCTGCGGATTTCCTTGCGTATGTGTGTACAGATGGGGACAAATTCTTCGTATCTTTTTTCCACATTCTTAAAATACTGCTCAATGTGAAAGCCAAATTTATTCAAAGTCCATATCTCAAACCCTTCCAAAGTCAATGGAACTTCAAGAGGTTCTGCAACCATGTCTCCACTTCTTTGGTTCATTACATACTTGTATCTTGGATTTTCTTTGACGTATGTCTTATATGCTTTGAACATGTCTAACATATCATCAGGTTTTTCTACCTTTCTTGGTCTTCCTACTTTTGCCATTTTTTATTTCGTGTTTTGGTGGTATTTAAAGTGGTCTAAAAATTCATTCTCGTCTATCTCCTCACAGCACAATAATCCATCAGCATCTGTAAGGTAAACTATATAGTGATATCCTTGAGAATTTAGATAGTCAGTTAGCTTCTTACCTGCTTCTATCATTTCCTTTCCGTAATCAACTAAGTAGTATCTCATTTCGTGTTTATATAAAAAGTCTACCTACATTTGGTAAAGCATCAACTACATCTTTGTTGTTATCGTAATGAGTTGTAATTCCTAAGTCTTTTATCTTTTGAATCTTTGCTTCATTGCTTCCAGTAGCATATACTTTTGAGAATAGTATCTTAGCCTTGTTTGCTCTTGGTAACATTCCGTCTTTCTCTAAACGTGCTGAAATGATATAAATATCTGCACCTGATTCAATCAAACTGATTGCCATATCAAATCCTCTTTGAGTTGAGAATGTACCATCATAATCAAAACTTATTTTCTCTGATGCAAGATTCTCTGAAAAGGTAGAACGACATATTGCAATGCGTTGTTCTTGGTCATACTCTGAAATCATTTTATCATCAGACATACATCGTTTCATGAAGTCTGATTCTGATTCTCCTGATGTTGGTTTAGGAATTGGCATCTTCTTCTTCTTTATATTCTTCCATCACTCTTTGCATCTTCACTACAATCTCCCTTAGGCAACTTGCACATGATGTAGGCTCTTGACGCACTTTGAATACACGGTTGTATATCTTTAGGATTTCATCTTGCTCACTTGGACGTATTGAGTTTTTGTACAATACTTGCGTTTCATTTAAGTAATTGTATTCAACTTCCGTTAAGCACTCTGGTTTGTTGTATGGAAACATTGCATTGAGCTTTGCTTTTCTCGCATCGCAGTTACAATCATCACCCATTATAAATTTAGCAACCTTTGCAATTCCTGTCGCTTCTAATACTTGTTCAACAGTGTCTCCTAATCCTGTTGCCTTTTTTCTTGTTGTCTTTGCCATATTAATTTATTCTAATTAAATTGTATTTATTTTTTTCGTTTTTTATTAGTTTTCTTACACTTGAATAATGATATCCAAGTTCCTCACACGCATCTTTAATAGTATCAAAAAAGAATCCTGTTTCTAAATGTAATACTTGTTTTGCATACGGATTTCTCATTCCGTTTTGATTCCTAACACCTTTTTTACATTGGTACTTCTCTTGATAATATTGCTCTGCATTTAACGCTGCTTGTAAATCTTGTGTTTGCAACAATATACCTACTTGACTTATATCAAAATTACTTTTACTTCTATGCTTAATTAATCTTTTATGCAAGTTATGAGTAATACCAACATAATTTTCAGTTAGTAAATGGTAAACGATAAATGTTTCGTTTTTTAAATTATGTAATTTGCACATATCTATTTTATTAATTCAAAATCTTCATTTAAATAATCCTCAAATTCTTCTCCAATTGCTTCTCGAAGTCTTTCCTTGCAGTTTTTTAACGTGTTGAAGATAGATGTTAAACTGATATCTGTCTCCTCTGCTATTTCACGCATTGATAAGTTGGTGTCTCGGTACAAATTGAATAGCTTTATATCATACCAATGCCATGTCTCCACCTCTTCCTGTATCTTTTGCTCAATTAGATTGAATGCTTCGTGTTTTTCTAAGTTGGTTTCATCATAACTTAGTTTGATGCATTCGTCAATTGATACGCTTTCTATTTTCTTTGCTCGCAAATGGTCAATGTAAACGC